CACCACCACTGCCCGCAAAGTGCTCCTAGAGGAGCGACCCATATCGTCGGTGCAAAATTCCGCCACAGCTCAACACTTAAGGGCGCTCTTAACTGAGTACGATGTGGTGGTTGCGCAGAGCGCTGCGCAGATTCGGCTGTTTGTGACCAATGGTTTGCTGGAAGAAGCGGCCCCGGGCAGCAAGAACCGGCTCCGTGCGTTGGAGATGCTCGGTAAGATCAGTGAAGTTGGGCTCTTTACGGAGCGCAGCGAGGTCACGGTCAAGCATCAGACGACAAGCGAGCTGGAACAGCGGGTGCGGGAGAAGCTCTTGGCCTTGGCGGGTAAGAAGAACTACGCGCAGGATGTGGCCTATGCCCACGTTGACCATGATGAGATCCATCAGAAAGTGGATCAGTTGACCGACTACCTCTTGCCGCCTTCGGCAAAACCGTCTGATGATGCTTGACCCAGAAGAGATCAAGGCGCTCCAATCCAATTTGGACAAGCTTGGGGATGCCGAGCTTATGGAGGTGTTGGAGGCGCTGGAGGAGTTGGAGAAGCGGGAGGCAGCGAAGCACTGCCGCGACGACCTGATTGCGTTTTGCCAGCACATGGACCCGAATTACAAGGTCGGCAAACACCACCGAAGGCTTGCTAACCTGCTGATGGCGATGGAAAGGGGTGAAGAAGATCGTATCGGTGTGTCGGTGCCCCCACGTCATGGCAAATCACAGCTTGTATCCATATATTTCCCGGCTTGGTACCTAGGGCGAAACCCCGATAAGAAGGTGCTGATGGTGTCGCACACGGCTGATTTGGCTGTTGACTTCGGTCGTAAGGTGCGGAACTTGGTGGGAAGCGACGCGTACAAAGAAATTTTCCCGACGGTCAGTCTGTCGGCGGACTCAAAAAGCGCGGGGCGGTGGAATACCAATGCTGGGGGTGAGTATTTCGCCTGCGGGGTTGGAGCAGCCTTGGCGGGTCGCGGTGCGCACTTTCTGATTGTGGATGATCCGTTCTCGGAACAAGACGTGCTGAACGGGAACTACGAAGTTTTTGAAAAAGCGTACGAATGGTTTACGTACGGCGCACGTACCCGCCTGATGCCACAGGGAAAGGTGGCAATTGTACATTGCATGGTGGGGGACACTCCGGTTTTGATGGGGGACAACACAGAGAAACCCCTACGGTATGTACGCCCCGGCGATGAGGTAGCCACGTATGATCGCGGCAAAATAACCACCGCTAAAGTGCTGAACTGGGCGAACCAAGGTATTGATCGCGTCTATGCAATCCGCATGACTTCAGGTACAATAGTACGTGCAAACGAGAGGCATCCGTTTCTTGTTAAAGATGGGGACGTACTAAAATGGATCAAAACCAAGCACCTGAAACCAAACATGACCGTCGTAAAGATCGGAAACGTAAGTGGGGCGGGATGGTCTGCCGATACGATGGGTGTGAGGAGCCTGTGTACACCAGACATATATGCAAGCGGCACCACGGAATTGAGTGGCGCAAAAAGCGGGCTGAAAACACACCTACCGAAAAGCATTGGGGGAAGTATAAAGACGTTGGCTGTAGCGTTGAGGGGTGTGATAACCTGGCTAAAGTCAAAGGCATGTGCCGAAGCCACTACGATAAGGCCAGCTACCATGCAGGGCGGACCAAAAAAACCCCCGATCAGTGCCGAGACGCGCACCTCATGCATAGGTACGGAATCAGCCTCGCGGAGTACAACGCTTTATGGGAAGCCCAACAAGGCAAATGTGCAATTTGCAACGAACCCCCAAACGAAGCAAATACCCCACCTAATTGGAAAGGTAGACTCGGGGTTGACCACTGCCACGGATCAACAAGAGTCAGAGCCCTCCTATGTAACAGATGCAACCTCATTGTTAAGGACGGGGTCACAGAGCAACTCTTGCAACAGGCTATCGAGTATTTACGTACCCACACTAGACACGATAGCTGAAATATACTTTGACGGTTTTGAAGATGTCTTTGATATTCAGGTCGAGGGTACAGAAAACTTTATAGCGAACGGCATTGTCAGCCATAACACCCGGTGGCACCCGAACGATCTGATTGGTCGCTTGGCGAAGGACATGGTGCGGATTGATGGTACGGATCAGTACCACTTTTTCGAATTTCCAGCGATTTTCAACGAAAACACCGAGGATGAAAAGGCTTTATGGCCTGAGTTCTTCGATCTGGAAGCGCTGCACCGCACAAAAGCCTCAATGCCACTGTTCCAGTGGAACGCTCAGTACCAACAGAACCCCACCGCAGAAGAAGGTGCGCTCATTAAGCGCGAATGGTGGAAAAAATGGGAAAAAGACGACCCACCGCAGTGCGAATACATCATTATGACGCTAGACGCAGCAGCCGAAAAGAACAATCGGGCAGACTTTACAGCCTTGCTCACATGGGGCGTGTTTAGCGACGACGAACTGACCAAGGGCGCGAGCCACATTATCCTCCTCAATTCGATCAATACCCGCGTTGAGTTCCACCAGCTAAAAGAACTGGCCCTGCGGGAGTGGAAAGAATGGCAACCAGACTCGTTCATTGTGGAAAAGAAGTCTTCGGGTACCCCGCTCTTTCAGGAACTGCGTCGGATGGGCATACCGGTGCAAGAATTTACGCCACACCGGGGAACTGGGGATAAAATAGCGAGAATTAACGCAGTTTCGGACATAGTTAGGGCCGGAATGGTGTGGTATCCCGAAGGTCGGAAATGGGCCGAAGAGGTTGTGGAGCAGGTTGCAGCGTTCCCAGCGAGTGACCACGACGATATGGTTGACTGCGTTAGCATGGCACTGGCGAGATTTCGCAACGGTGGGTTCATTCGGTTGGATACAGACGAGCAGGACGAGATTATTTACCCGCGCAAGGCGGCGTATTACTAACAAGGATATATCATGGCTATCGAAAAAGGGTTGTACGCCGCGCCAGAAGGTCTGGACGAAGAAATGGAAGGGATGGGCGAAGCCCCCGAAGGGCTGGAGATTGAGATTGTTGACCCCGAGATGGTGACGCTGGATGACGGGTCGGTTGAGATCACAATCATACCTGACAAAGATGCCAAGGGTGAGCATGATGCGAACCTAGCTGAAGAGCTAGATGGCGGGGTACTGGGTGAGATCGCGGGTGATCTGCTCTCCGCGTATGAGAATGACTTGGCTTCGCGCAAGGATTGGGAAGAAACCTACACCGAGGGGATTAAGCTCCTTGGCCTGAAGTATGAAGAGCGGACCGAACCGTGGGAAGGTGCCTGCGGTGTACACCACCCGATGATCGCTGAGGCCGCTGTGCGGTTTCAAGCCGAAGCTATTATGGAGACTTTCCCTGCCAGCGGTCCGGTGCGCACAAAGATAATAGGCGAAGTTACCCGTAAAAAGCAAGACGCAGCCGAGCGCGTGCAGGCGGATATGAATTATCAGTTGACTGAGGTCATGAAGGAGTACCGCGCCGAGCACGAAAGGATGCTGTGGAACCTGCCAATCGCGGGAAGTGCCTTTAAGAAAGTATATTTTGACCCCACACTCGGGCGACAGGTTTCTGTGTTTGTCCCAGCAGAGGATGTTGTTTTACCCTATGGTACCTCGGACATCTCGACCTGCGGGCGCATTACACACCGCATGAGAAAGACAAGGAGCGAACTGCTAAAGCTCCAAGAGTCAGGGTTTTACCGTAAAGACATCGATATCCCCGAAGGGCCGGCACTACAGCCAGACCGAGTGCAGCGCGCCAAGGACGACGAGACGGGGTTCTCTGCAACATACGACGATCGCCCCCTGCTGCTTGAAATGCACGTCGAGGCAGATATTCCGGGTTATGAAGACTTGGATGATGACGGTGAACCCACGGGTATCCCGCTGCCGTACGTGATTACGATCCTGAAAGAAACCGGCGACGTGTTGGCTATCCGCCGTAACTGGGACCCCATCCCTAAAAAGACAGAGGGTAACCGCGCCGAGCAGCTTCAGTACAAGCACCCCAATCAGTACTTCGTGCATTATCAATACGTCCCCGGATTTGGCTCGTACGGCTTTGGTCTGGTGCACTTGGTTGGTAACGCAGCGAAGTCAGCTACGGCTATTACGCGACAGCTTGTCGATGCAGGAACTTTGGCGAATTTGCCCGGTGGGTTGAAGACCCGTGGCCTGCGGATTAAGGGTGATGATACCCCGATTTCCCCCGGAGAGTTCCGGGATGTGGATGTCGCCTCCGGCGCACTGCATGACAACATCATGACCCTTCCATATAAGGAGCCAAGCCAGACGCTACTGACGCTTCTCGGAATTATTACGGAAGAGGCACGACGGTTTGCTGCTACGCCGGACATGAAGGTTTCGGATATGTCGGCGCAGGCTCCGGTTGGTACGACTTTGGCGCTCATTGAGCGTAACCTGAAAGTGATGTCTGCGGTTCAGGCCCGGATGCACTTCTCAATGAAGCAGGAGTTGAAGTTACTTGCGGGGATGATCCGTGACCACGCTTCAACCAGTTATGACTACGAACCAGAAGACGGCGATCGCCGTGCCCGCAAAGAAGACTACAGCTATGTCGAAATCATTCCAGTTAGTGACCCCAATGCGTCTACTTTGGCGCAGCGTGTCGTTCAGTATCAAGCAGTTATCCAGTTGGCGCAGATGGCTCCACAGATCTACAACCTGCCAAAACTGCACCGTCAAATGCTGGATGTGCTGAATATTAAAGACGCGGCTGAGTTGGTGCCCCTAGATGAAGACCAGAAACCAACCGATCCGATCAGTGAAAACATGGACATCCTGATGGGTAAGCCGGTGAAAGCCTTTATGTACCAAGACCACGAAGCACACATTCGGGTACACATGGCGGCGATGCAGGACCCCAAATTGATGCAGGTCATGGGGCAAAACCCACAAGCACAAGTACTCCTCCAAGCAGCGCAGGCCCACGTCACAGAACACGTCGCGTTTGCCTACCGAGAGCAGCTGCAGCGCCAGATGGGTGTCACCCTGCCGCCACCGAACGCAGAGTTGCCAGAAGATATCGAGGTACAGCTCTCACGTCTGTCCGCAGAAGCGTCCGCACAACTGCTCCAGAAGCACGTCGCAGAAGCCCAAGCAGCCAAGAACGCCGAGATGCAGCAAGACCCGGTTATCCAGATGCAGCAGATGGAGTTGCAGCTCAAAGCCCAAGAAGTACAGATCAAGCAGCAACAAATGCAGATGCAGGCAGCGTCCGAGGCAGACAAGATGGCGCTGGAGCGTGAGAAATTGCAAGCAGAGCTTGAGAAGGAAGGACTCCGTGTCGGTTCTCAGGCCGCAGCTGCTCGGGCAAAGCTAGAAACCCAGAAGCAGTTGGAGATCCTCAAAGCTGGTCAGAAAGCCGAAGAAATGCAGGCACGCCAGCAAGCAGAGGGTATGCGGATGGGGATTGATGTGGCTAAGGCTAAAGAGCAGTTGCGGGTCCAAGAGCAACAGCAAAAGGCGAATAGAGGAGGGGGTGAGTAATGGACGTGTTTGACGTATTACGCAAGAAATTGCGCGAAAGAATGAACGACATGGCTGACGCCGTCGCTACTGGTACATGTACCAGCTTTGAGGAATACAAGAAAATGTGTGGGGTCATTGAAGGGCTTGCACACGCTGAAAGAGACCTATTGGATCTTAAAGACCAGTACGAGAGGGATGAAGGTTAACCCGCAAGGGCCGTCCACAGATCGGTTATCTGTGCTTTTATGGAGTGAACGATGAGTGAGATCCTCATTGGTGCTAACCCTAGCAACCCCCGTGTTGTTGGCGCAGTAAATATGGAAGCAACGCCTGAAGAAAAGGCTAAACAACTTCCACAACCCTCCGGGTACCACATCCTGTGCGCGATTCCGGAAATCGAGAAGGAGTTTGAAAGTGGGCTCCTCAAGGCCGACCAGACGATTCATTACGAAGAGGTATTAACTACAGTACTTTTCGTCGTCGCATTGGGCCCGGATTGTTACAAAGATCCAACCAGATTCCCATCTGGCCCATGGTGTAAACAAGGCGATTTTGTCCTAGTACGCCCGAATGCTGGTTCTCGGCTTGTCATTCATGGCAAAGAATTGAGGCTCATTAACGATGATTCTGTCGAGGCAATAGTTGACGATCCGAGAGGGATAAAAAGACGATGATGAAAGCGTGTACAAAATGTAAAGAGGATAAGCCTCTCGACGCTTTTCGGTTTCAGAAGACTGGACGCAATGGTCTTCACGCTTCATGCAAGTCTTGTGAAAGCTTATATAGGAAGAAGCGACGGAATGGCCCGGATAGGGATGCAATACTTGCTCGTGAGCGGGAAATTGTTGCAGATTATCGTAAACAAAACCCCGAAAAGTGTTTAGAAGCTAAACGCAAATATTATGCATCTGAAAAAGGCAAAGCTTCAAAACAAAGAGAGGATGCCGCGTATAAACTGTCTGGCGGGCGCAGGGCTTCAGATTTACGCAGAGCGCAAAAACCACTGTCTGACGCAAGATTAGAGGCCCGGTTGAGGTACCAGCATAAAAAGCGAGCGTCAATGAAATCTATGGGTGAGCTAGATAAATTTGTTCTAGCAGAAGCCGTCCGCTTAATGCGCTTACGCAAGAAAATAACAAAAACAAGCTGGCACGTAGATCATATTACGCCGGTTTCTCGAGGAGGTCCTACAACACATGACAACCTGCAAGTAGTCCCCGCACTCTGGAACCGCCAGAAGTCGAACAAACACCAACAGCGATTTTTCGCTGCGTAAGGAGTGACCATGCAAGAATTTAAATTCCCAGACG